GTTCGTGGCGGTGGCCGCGATTTTCGTGCCGCGTCACAAGCTGCCTTGGGATGAGATTCTGACTCTGGGTGTGGTGGCGGCGGCGGTGTTCGCCATCCTGGATGTGGTGTCCCCGAGCATTGGGGCCACCGCTCGCCAGGGCGCGGGCTTCGGCATTGGCGCCAATCTCGTCGGCTTCCCAGGAGCCCGCCTATAAGGCGGGCACTTAGTTAGACGAGAATGGTGTCAATACGTACATTCCGACTCACTTTAGTGAGTCGGAATCGGTATTGGCGCCAATCTCGTCGGCTTCCCAGGTGCCCGCTTGTAAATAGACACATTTACAATACCAAACTTAGGCGCAGCGCGCCTAACTTTAGTATTTAACAGTTTTCAACGAAATAGATGAGCTCGTGGAATGCAGCAGCCCCCGCTGCACCGCCCCGCTTAGGATATCATCAAAAACTGCCCGCAGGAACCTTTAAAGCTACCAAAGAACCGAGCACCGTCGTATCGGCCTATTACGACATGAAATCGAAATATGACCCCGAGCGTTATAGGGGCTGGATACGTCTTTTCCTCGAGTCTACCGACTGCTACATGATATTTTTTACAGAGGCCACGCTCGCCCCGTTCATTGAGGATTGCCGCAAAGGAAAGGAGGATAGGACGCGCGTAGTTATTTTACCGCGGGAGGAGTGGACTGCAAATACGGCATTCCCTCCCGGATTTTGGGAAAAGCAGCACGCCATTGATGTGGAGAAGAATATTCACTCACCTGAACTCTACAAGGTCTGGTATGAAAAGAAGGAATTCGTCAAACGGGCCATTGCGCTGAATCCCTTTGGCCATTCCACGTATGTTTGGGCGGACGCGGGTATTATACGCAGCCCTGAGATTCGTGATCTCGTGGCGAAGAATTTCCCAGTAACAGAACGTATCCCTACTGACCGTATACTTGTGTTCAACAGGTGGCCCTATGTCCTTGCCGACGAGAAGGACGTGGTTTTTCCGGGAAATATTCGTATAAAGCAGCCCTATGCAAAACCGCGTGTAATGGCCGGCATTTTAGCGGGCTCCAAAGAAGCGTGGTCACGTTGGGACAGTCTATACGACAACTGTATACAACGTTTTATTGGCGCAGGCCTGTTCGTTGGAAAGGAGCAGAATATTATGGGCGTAGTGGCAATTGAATCCAAGGATGCCGTGTCATTATTAGATCTTCGTAAGATTTGTCCTGAGCCGTGGTTCTACCTACTCCTCTATTTGGGTGTAAGCGAGCCCCTGTATAAGCTATTTCGCAGTGAAACCGCGAATAAAATTAAGGAGACGTATGCGGGTCTTTTGCTGCGCATTCGGCCATAAACTTCAAATGACGCTTGCTCTCCATATGAATTTTCTCATGGTTTGCTGTGTATTTACCTCCACAATCACATGTATGTGATTCTGAAAGTTTAGCACTATTTTGCAGCCGATAGGCCTTGGCATATTCCTTTATCTTTTCCTTATTGGCGTCGCGATAGGCCTTGAACTTTTCCTGGATCACTTCTTTATTCGCCTCATAGTATTCTTTGCCGCGGGCCTGGATTACCTCCTTGTTCTCCTCTGCATATTTCTTACGTGCCTCAGCTATCTTTTCAGCATTCTTTTCGGCCCACTCCTTTTTCCGCTGCTTAACCTGTTCTTTATTGGCTTCCACATATGCCTTCTGCTTTTCTATGATCTCTGTCTTATTCGCCTCATAATGGGCCTTCTTCTGAGCTTTCACTTCTTCTGGGTGTTCCGCAGCATACTGCCGGCTATATTCTGCCCTCTCTGTTGCGTTTTCCTTTCGGTAGTTGGCCTGGTAGGCGTCTACCTTCTCTTTATTAGTTTGGAGATACTCTTTTTGTTGTTTTAGTAACTCCTCTTTAGTTAAATGTGCTTTATTAATATTTAGGCACAAAGGGTCTGCTAAAGATTGCTTAATATATTCATTTTCTCTCTTATAGAGTTCATCTCTTATTTTAAAGGATACTTCTTCAATACATACTATTTTTACTGTATCCCATCCGCATGCAAGAATATGCTGGTACACTTTACGATCAGGGTTCAGAACTGAATGTTGCTTGTGATGATATAACCTATATTTTAAATCGGACTTCGTAGAACCTATATAATAGTGTCCATCATCGCATAAAAGTTTGTATACCTGTCCGCTATAGGTAACCTCACTATTTTCTCCAGCCATTCTATATATACTCCGGTGAGATTTTTAAGTAACCGGGGATGCCGATGAGATTTTCGGTTTCTGTTTTGATGTCACTACATCCGTCATAAATACAATATCTCATACGCTACGGATGAACTGCCATGCCAGGTCTGCGCAAATCTTTTCCCAGATCTTATCCTGCACATACAACTTGTCACGATTCTTCAAAAGAGGAAACGACGACAAATACTCGTCCAGGTCCAGAAGCTCGCAGAATTTGTAGAGAACATAGGAATACGACAAAAAGTTGCTCCGGTCCTTGGGGCAGTTCTTCTGGAACGACGGCTGAATCTCTTTGAACATGTAGCGCAGTTTCTCCTCCACTTCGCGGCTCATCACGGGCGCGTTCTGGCCATTCAGATGGTTGATAATATGGGGGACGTGCTCATAATATTTATTGAATTTCAGTTTCTTCAGAATCTCACGCACCTTTTGGCGTGAAAGAGTACGATAATCGAGGACACGTTCCTTTTTGAGTTCTGCGCAAATGGCCTCATATACTTCGCCAGGAATCTCTGTGCTCTCTTTTGCCTGGAACTGTGCAAGCCATTCATTAAAATGGTTAATGCGCTTATAAGCGTAGTAACTGACCTCCCGCGGAGGATCTTTGTAACTAGGCTTATCCGAATCTACTAAAACGAATTCTTGATAGCCGCATTCTGTGCAAGTAAATACGGCCTCATTTACACTGAAAATCATCTCCTTTTTACAATATTCACATTCCCCATATGGGTCATTTTCAATCTCGTTTGTTCCGCGAGCGTGTTCAGGATGCACCTTCAGTAAATACTGTTCAAGAAGTTTGTCACGGCGATGAAACTCTCCAGAAGCTGCTGTGGTCGCCGCCGAAGCCACGGGTGTTGCCACAACTACAGGATTTTCCGCAGCCGATGCAGTTTCAAGCGCTGCTAAAACAGATCCAGGCTTTGCCTTTGTAGATATACGTTTCACAGCTGGCTCAACCCCGTTTTGGATCTTTTCTTGCGCCTCGTAATAATTATACAAGATTTCTCCCGTGTCGAGAAAATAATCCATAAACTCATTGCCCCCCTTTCGCTGCTCAATATCTTTCTGAATATCGCGAATACGCTTCTGCAGTTGTTCATATTCTATTTCATCGGTTATAATACGGCACCTTTGCTGCAGTTCTACTATTTCTTGCTGCAAGGCTGTAATACCATCCTGCTTTTCTAAAATCCCCTGGATTTTTACACGATGTAGCGAATCAAGAGTAGTTCTTGCCTCAGGATTGCTACGCTTGGTGGGTCGAATTTTGAAAAAGGCATCCTGGGAGCGAGAGTGAGAGAGCCCAGACATTCTCTTGTTTGGTGAGATTTCCCTTTTAGGCAATTCCATTTTTGTGCGCGGTTTCTAAAAAAAGAAGTCCCCGGCACGTCGTCTAAAATGTGGGTTAAAAAGCATAAACACCCCGGCTTCGCTAAAATCCACCCATTTGTCAAAAATTATTTCTGGGGAAGGGGTATAAACAAATATGACTGGTGGTGGTTTGATGCAGCTCGTGGCCTACGGCGCGCAAGACGTGTATCTGACGGGCAACCCGCAGATTACCTTTTTCAAGGTGGTGTACCGCCGCCACACCAACTTCGCCATGGAGTCCATTGAGAACCCCTTCAACGGCTCTCCTGGCTTCGGCAAGCGTGTGACCTGCACGATCCAGCGTAACGGCGATCTGATCCACCGCATGTACCTGCAGGCGACCCTGCCCCAGGTGACCCTCCAGGCATCTGACGGCTCTGGTGCGCAGTTCCGCTGGCTGAACTGGGTGGGCCACAACCTGATCAAGTCCGTGGAGATTGAGATCGGTGGCCAGCGTATTGACAAGCACTACGGCAACTGGATGCACATCTGGAATGAGCTGACCCAGGAGGCGGGCAAGCAGGCCGGCTATGCGAAGATGGTGGGCAACGTGCCCGTGCTGACCAACCTGCTGGTGCAGGGTGGCGAGGGCTGCGACGATGACTGCGTGGGCGGCGAGCCCAACCTGTCGTCCGAGGTGGTGAACTGCGCCCCCGCCTACACTCTCTACATCCCTCTGCAGTTCTGGTTCTGCCGCAACCCTGGCCTGGCGCTGCCTCTGATTGCGCTGCAGTACCACGAGGTGCGCATCAACCTGGAGTTCAACGACCTGCGCAACCTGTGCTGGGAGACCACGCCCCAGGTGACGTCCAACCTGCACACGATCCGCGACCGTGTGGCGGCGGCGAACCTGCAGGCGGCGTCGCTGTATGTGGACTACATCTACCTGGACACGGACGAGCGCCGCAAGTTCGCCCAGGTGTCCCACGAGTACCTGATCGAGACTCTGCAGTTCACGGGCGCGGAGTCCATCACGTCCTCGGCCAACAAGCTGAAGCTGAACTTCAACCACCCTTGCAAGGAGCTGGTGTGGGTGGTGCAGCGCGACTCGTTCGTGTCGTGCGACGACTCGGTGGTGAACGGCTGGAAGGGCCAGCAGCCCTTCAACTTCTCCGACTGGTGGGACCGCTCCGTGCTGGAGTCGGGCTACTCCGTGACCCGTGTGGAGGGCATGGCGGGCAAGAACCCCTGCGTGACGGCGCTGCTGCAGCTGAACGGCCACGACCGCTTCCAGGTGCGCGAGGGACGCTACTTCAACGAGGTGCAGCCCTTCCAGCACCACACCAACATCCCCGCCACGGGCATCAACGTGTACTCGTTCGCGCTTCTGCCCGAGCAGCACCAGCCCAGCGGCACCTGCAACTTGTCGCGTATTGATAACACCACCCTGCTGCTGACGGTGTCCAACAACGCGGTGGGCTCGGTGACCTCGTCTTCCGTGTATGTGTTCGCGACGAACTACAATGTGTTACGCGTGATGTCGGGTATGGGAGGCTTGGCTTACAGCAATTAAGAAACTGGAGACATTTTTATGTCACATTCAAGGCATACTTGTTGTTTTTTGTTGATTTTCGTATGTGAGCAGGCGACATGAAAACTCAGTAAAACGCCATATTCCAGGCGAATTCGGGGACAGCTTAAAACTCTTTCGCGTTACTATTTTAAAAATGGCAACGTGTAAGGCAATCGTGCGGGAAGGCACACCTCACCCACATAAAGTGCGAAACAACAACTACCATAGTTATGCGCAGAAGAAATAATACAGAAAGAGCGAAAAAATCACATATACCCGCAAAGACATCCCCCGTAAATATTGCGGTCTGTATCCCCCTTCACGCGCCCCATTTAAAATATTTGGACAGATGCCTTCGCTCTATTCAGTATCAAACCCGTAAGCCAGATCAGATTCATATTTCTGTATCAAGCTCCACAGATGAAGACATTCAAAAAATACGGATCTTACTATTTGAACTGAAACTGTTCGCAAAAATTCACAGCCATTCTGAAAAGCTCCTGGCTGGCGCAAATAGAAATAGGGCGGCGAAGGCGGCCGTTGAATCTGGTGCAACGATTCTCTCATTTTTCGACGTGGATGATATAATGCATCCACGACGCATTGAAATATGCGAACAACATTTTTTGAATAATACCACGCTTACTGGAATATTAAATAGATATATGTTCGGCCCAAAAGAGGCTATTCACATTGATTTAAATACCATACAATGGATGGCATTAACAAATGCCATTTATCAGAATGCCTTTAATGCCTACGATTTATCGGGAAATACATTTAATCCGATATACTTGAAGGGGGAATATGTATTATACAATAGTATAAAAGGAATAGATTATATTGCGCACGGTTCCCCCACTGTATTATCGAGTTTCTGGAAGAAATATCCTTATAGTGAAACGATTCGTATTGGAGAAGATCAACATTTTACCAATAAGATGGTTCGTATAAATAATAACTTAGCATATGTTCCAGATATACTGAGTGTTTATACTACATCGGATAGAACTGAGTTTCACTGTATTTGTGCTGCATGTAATAAAAACACAGTAACCGACACTAGTATTGAAATAATTAAAAAAAATCGTGATATAGCATATGATTCTTATTTGAAAAGTATAGAAGATATTAGCACTAGTGAAATAAAGTTGGGGCTTGCATATAATGAAATGATACGCATACAAGAGAGGATAAATGAGTTAGAAGTAACTAATCCCACTAAATAACATTGAAATCCTGCGCTCAATCCACCCCGTTCCCGGTCCTAGCTCCCAATAGGGAATGGGCAAGGTTACATTTAGAACTGCGGGTCCTGCAACTATCGGCAGTATTCTCTTCAAAGGGATGCTGATTGAGTTCGTGTTTGATACGACGGATTTGCCCACGGTGCAAGAACATAAATGGCATCTTGCTTCTGGGAACTATATTGCGACTTCTGTAAAGGTGGATATATCGGGCAATGAAAAGAAGCGCGAGCTGTATCTTCACAACTTTTTAATGAAGCCCGGTGTCGCAGAGGTGGTTCAGCATATCAGTAAAAATGGCCTGGACAATCGGCGGGATAATCTGCGCGTAGTAGATGAAGCCGTTGCTGCTGCGGGTCACGCGAAGAAAAAGCGGAGTGTAGAGTTGCCGCCGATGTGTGGTATAAAACCGGAGGAAATCCCGAAACACATTTGGTATGTGCAAGCGAACGGATATCATCGCGATCGCTTTGCCATTGAATTCAAGACCGAGGGGATTTTGTGGAAGTCCACGAGTTCTAAACAGGTGAGTCTCAAGGAAAAGTTGGAACACGCAAAAGAGAAACTGGAAGAGCTCTACGAACTCTATCCGCATCTAGACCCGAAGAGAGAAGAGGAACAGGCTCGCCTATTAAATGAGTCATTTTTTAGTATCATAAATACTTAATATATGGGCTAATCAGAATGGCAGACCCGTTTGCAAACTTAAATATAAAGGGACCCCTCCTGGAAAAGTGGATGAAGAAAGGAAGTGCGACTAGGCGAAGGAGAAAACTTGCGCAAATACATAATGGTGAAGAACCAACTTCACCTCTTACACCTGGAGCAAGCGAGCCTCCGCACACGAAACACCTTGCAGAAAGTATGTATAATGGTCGGTTACTATATCTTACAGGTTTCATTACTCAGGCGAGTCCAAAGGAAATGCGTGAGTTACGAACAAAAGTGGAATCAATAAGCACCTCCAAACAGAAAAATCATCCGATTATTAAATTATTTGAAAAAATTCCCAATAATAACGGTAGTGCTAAAAACAGAACTGCTAAAAACAGGGCACACGACCGCATAAAAGATACTATTTTATTTTTTATATTACTTGATGATGATCACCGAAATACAAGATCAGCATCTTTATTTAATATTATATATGATGCACTTCCATTAAGGTATTGATGGCAAATGTTATCGCGGTATTGTCCTTTTCCATAATCACTTCTAAGGGTGCCGCATACTCGCTATAGGGCACGGCGGCGGAGGTGGGCCGGTCGAGGCCCATTAATGTCTGTAGGGCTTGGAATCGTCGTTGCACGGGTGGGCCTGTGAGGCCCCGTGAGATCTGTTTCCAACGCCATTCAAACTGGAGAGCCGCGCGATGATCTGGAAAGCCCCGAACATGGCAGATACGCTCCCAGCTGCGTCCATGTGTCGCCTTTGCACCACCGGATTGAAGGCCATTGTGCTGTGCTAGACGTCTGTCCAAGTCCGGTGTAACACCCACGTATGTCTTTTGAGAACCACCGTCGGAGGTTGCCAGAAGATAACAATTCCAGCCGGCCACGAGACTCATCTTATATACATATAGATAGATGGACTTTAAAGGGGGCGGTTCCACAGACGATTATTTTAGATTAGAAGATATTGGTGATTATACCCACGTCGAGGAAATATTCCCTATAGGGGTTGCGACGCTGTTCGTGATAAACATAGTGATTACTTTGGCACGGATGGGTGTTGTAGGCGGAAAAAGCCTGAATGCCTATTTTGATAACTTCGGCCTAGAAGGGATTCTGACAAATACCAGTTTAGTAGTATTATTATTTCAAGTGACACGATTCGCCTACACTAGCTTTTATACAACGGGTGGCCGCCCTTGGTCTCCCTTCGTATTTGTGTGCGTACTTGTCGTGGTGCAAATGTTGCATGATTTAATGTTCTATTATGGCATTGTGAAGCAACTGTCGTTTGGTAAAAATGAAATGGTTGATGTGCTGAAGAAGTATTCGGAGGAAAATGGTTCCCGGGCTTTGGCTGGCCACGCTGCTTTTATCATAGCAGTTGCAATCGCTGCAATGTTATTCAAAGATAAGAGTCTTCTGTTCTTAGTTACGATGAGTGTAGTTTCCCTATATATTCTTCCACTGGCCCTTGCTACTATGGGCCCGAAACCTCCACCACCACCACCCCCTCCTGAAAAGAAGGCGGGAGATATGCGAGGTTGGAATGGACCCAGATATTAAGTTTGTTCTAAATAGATGAGTGCCGAGTCTGTAACTCCAGGAGATTTTGGAAATATGAGTACAGCGACACCGGATGTTTCTGCAGCACCCTCTGAGGGGGTGAGTGCTCCTCCTCCTGAGAATGCGTCTGTGAGCGCCCCGCCTGCTGAGAATGCGTCTGTGAGTGCCCCGCCCGCCGAGAA